ACCCGGTAGGGAGGGGGAGTTTCGCATCGTTGACCTCAGTACCAGCTACGATGGAGTACCACAACTGTCCCGCATAGCTGATACCCCAGAGGCGGTCATCCCACACGGCAACATACTGGGTGTCGGTAGCGTCAGAAGTCCAACCCGTAGAAACAGTTGCACCATCTGAGTGGGTTGCTGCTGTTGTACTGTTAGCCTCTCTAGTAACCGTAAGTGTGTTTGACGAAATACTATCGATACTCATATCTTCGCTATCTACTACTATTATCTGTCCTGCAACAAATCCACTAGCATCATCTACTGGAACTGAAGTAGCACTGGTATTAGCGATAGCACCATCAAGAGTTGTTGTATATTTAGAATAATATGTATGCCCAGACCCATTAGCGTCATAGTGTGCAAATACTATGAAGGTCACGTCTGAAAGGGCACGCCATATGGTGGTGTCCGTTACCTGGTCGGCAGGGGTGGCTAACGCTGATCCCCATGCGTCTGAAGTGTTGTTGTAGAGGTATATCTTGGCAGCCTCGCTCGTGCTACCGTTCCAGGCCACATATATCTCGCCTGAAAACTCTCCGATGGCTCCAATAAAGGGGTTGGTGAGGCTCGTAGAAGAGGCATTGGCTGCTGTATCGTTGTCCAGGCCCGGAAGAATCAGGTGGTTACGGTATCTTAGCTGGCAAGTACTCCACCAGGCACGGTTGATATCCCCGCCAGACTCCATGCGGTTGATACCGATACCACCCCTCCAGTCGCTCCACGCCACAATAGAGCTACGAACCTGGGAGTCTTTAGTGGTGTCGCCTATTACAACCTTTGAAGGATAGATGGAGGCGAGAACGCTCTGGACAGGCCTAGCTATGGGGTAATATACCCCGTTGAGGCTGATCTCGTTAGCAGTCTCAACCTTTGCTGCCACTATTCTACCAAGCGAACATTAGTTAGTAAGGGGAAAGCCCGCCTCGCAGATGCGGCCATGCCCATCCAGAATCCTGCCTTGTTGTTCTTCGCGTCTGGATCCGTAGAGGGGCCGCCGGCAGTAGAGGCAAGAGCTAAGGCTGTGGCGCGTGCCACGATGTACTGCTCGTCTATCTCTGGTGTCGCACTATCTGATGTCAGCAAAGTAGGTTTATCTCCACCGACTATCTTAAATAGGTTATACCGAGCTACTCCGTGAGAGTAGCTGTCAAGGATAATGTCCTTTGCTTCTTTGTCTATACGCCAGAGGTTTCTAGGAACCTTAACCCAGTCAGCGGAGTCGTTTTTAACCACACTGATATCATCCAGCCAGACCGTGCAGGCCCCGATATCAGCGTCGTACTCAAACCCTACGGATATGATCGCAGTATCGGTCTCAGGATTACTTAGTGCTACCCGGCAGAACGTCCATGTGTTGGCACTTAGGGCCGGAACACTCAGTGTCTCCAGAGGTGACGCACAACTTGCCGTGTCATCAAGCAGTATCTTTAGGTTGCCCGAAGATGTCGCTACGGTACTTTTAATCCAGAACTCTATGTAGTCATACCCGGAGATGTCCGCACTGGTGATCGAGTCCGTAGCGATATCACCAGCCGAGGCCCCGGCAGCTATGACAAACTTACAGCTTTGAGTCCCTTGCTTCTTGTCCTTGGTATCTAGCGACACCGTGAAGTCCGAGTCCACGGTCTCATCAAAGGCAGCAGCGCACGCATGGAGCCGCTTGAAGTCTACGCTGTTGCGAAAGTAGATATCCTTGATCATAGAGAGGCCACTGGGTATATCATACCGCAATGAGCCGCCGTCTGTGTGGAGGTCTAGCTTTTCGACAGGATCCCAGGCATGACCGGTAGCATCCAGTATTGCCTGATTTATGAAGTCGTTTAGGGCTTTGGGGTTATATACGTCATCCCATAGCTCGTAGGTATCACTCGTAGCTGAACTTGCAGTTATGGCCGGGGAGAGTGTGAGCGTGGTGGTGTTGGCGGTATAGTCCGAGACGCGGGTGGTCTGGCCGGAGGTGCCGTCCGCATCGTTGAAGACAACCCACTTGCCGTTGTGGTTATCATCCCCGCCGACGAGAGTGTCATCGACTATAGTTGTGGTTGAGCCATTAGAGGAAGCTGAAGAAATATAGATAGCTCCCAGATTATAGCCGACGCTCTGCCGCAGTTCGGCCCTTGTGCGTCCTTGAAGTATAGCCATCTATGCATCCTAGTATTTTATCTTACGCGCTTTTCTATCGGCCTTCTTACCGTAGGCAGTAGCGGCCTTCTTGCCTTTTTTAGTATAAGGGAATTTCTTCTTCCCAACCCGCGGCATGACATCACACCTCAGCGGCTAGCAGATTAGGTTCTTTTGTGATCTCAAGATCGGTTATCCGTTGATCTCTATCGGCAAGCATCCGGGTCAGTGCCATCACTTGAAGTTCTAGCTCAGAGATCTGGGCCATCTTGATACGAAGCACCGCGGCCATGTCCTGGCCCGTGACCTCTAGCTCCGCCCTGCGTCCGTTACTGCCTAGATCCACCATGTTTCTGCGTCCCCTCTCCTTCACATACCACAATCAACTGATATTATTGCAAATGCATGATACTATCATTCATGTCATATGTATTGGGCTGTCGTCTCTTAATGTGTCCCTCTATAATACAATATGCCGTTAGAACTCTGTCTGCGGCGTCTTGTGTACTTGCGAAACTCGTTCAACACTCGACCTATCTCTTTTCTCTGCTCTGGTGTGGGCTTGCGCTTCCTGCCCTTGGCCCTAACCTCGGCCAGCCACGTCTCCAAAGACTGGGCTGCCATGTCCTCGATATGTGCCTGTGACATAGACGAGTCCGCAGGTATCTTGACTATCGTAGACCTGCCGGTTTCCTTGTCATGGAACTTGAACGTGTGAACAACAATGGACGCCCCAGTCTCGGCATTGCGGCCACCAACAGCGCTGCCAACCAGAGTCGAGCCTCGGGGCATCCAGAGTTCAGTAACCATTTAGTATAAATTCATCAAGAAGACTGAATGGAACTCGTTATCTACGGCTGTTATGCCATGTATGCGGGCAACGGCTGCGGTAGTATCCGCCCCGACAGCAAGAAGCTGGCCTGCGTGGTTTGAGCTTGCTCCAACCAGGGTGCCAAGTGCAGGGGTGCCGTCTATTTTCACGTTGGCAAGACCTGCTACCTGTATCCAGCCGAAGTAATCAGCTTCAAGATCGGCAGTGGTCACACCCACGAATCTTCCTGCAACGGCTGCGGGGGCAACCACGATGTCCTTATAAGGACTCTTGAGGAGGCCCACGGTATCCGTGCCCGCTGTGATAGCAGTCTGGAATCCGTCGGGCTCATCTATTGTGATCGTCCCAGATCCACTGGAAGATATAGCAGCATGAGACTTAATCTTGTACATCTCATGCGGAGTCGTAGCGGCCAAGTTAGGCCGTATGTATCCTTCTGCATAAAGGTTCTTTACAGCAGCAGTGGCGCCAAGAGTAACGCCGATAGTAAGGCCCCCCACAGAAGCAGATGTTGATACTACTAGGTCATCGTCGTGGTTTCCTGCCGGAGCCTCGCTTACTACGAGCAAGCCTTCCCCAATTGCAGTCCCGCCGTTCTCTACATAACGATACACCCTTCCGTCTGGAAATATCATTGTAGCGCCGTAGACTTGCTTTTTAGTCGATGTGGTTTGTTTCTCAAAACCATATCTTCCGCCTTGAGTCGATGGGAACGACATAACAAACCTCCTTCAAGGTTACTTACAGGTTCATACGCCCTGCGATCAGCCTATATTACTTACCACATAGCCTCGGCTAATCTTTACAGCTATGTAGTACTTACAACCTCATGCGTCTTCATGTGAACGCGCAACTTGGAGAGAGCCCCAGGATGCGTGCGAGCCTCAGCATTATAGCCACATGTCTGGCAGGTCACACTGCTCAGAAGCAACTCCTTATCGTCGTCCCACTCCTTGGCTATCTCCTTGGCTACCTCGATTATCTCCGGGCCGCCCATCCGCTCAACACACCACCGGCATTCACAGTTATCCATAGGCGGGTACAACAGCATCCCCAACCGGGACTTCCTGGCAACGTAGTCAGGATTACCTGGCACACCCCTCATGGCCGTGCCTACGGGAAACACTATTTTCCCCTCGATATCAAGACCAGGAGCGTGGCGATACAGGGTGGTCTTGGGCTGCCATGTGTCTATGTAGTCCCACGCATAGCCCTGAGAGACCAGTTCCTGCCTAAGCTGCTGCCGCTCGACGGTGGTTACCATACCCTACCTCGCTATGCTGATGTAGAAGGTGCTGCGGCGTCGAAGGTCATCGCTGCACCACGGGAGTCGTCAAGCTCGAAGACACCGTAGTCGGCAGTCATAACAAGCTCGGTGGCCCGCAGCGATGCGTCCCGCTGACGCTCTGTATTTGTATCGACTGACTTCAGGACTGCGAGTGCCGACTTATCGGCAATAACGCCAATGGCATCGTCGCTACTGTCTACAGTGAGGTTGCCGTCCTCAAATATGGGTACGCCATTAAGGGGCCTGAGCCCACTGAACCACTCGCCCAGCAGATCCTCACTCCAGCCCTTAGGAACAGGGTAGGTAGTAGACGCAGTAACCGCGGTATTCGCGATGTCAAACACTGTGTTGGGGTGCTGGAGTATGTAGATTTGAGTCCCGAACTTATTGGCCTTGGCATAGGCGATTGCGCCTGCCACATTAGCGAGGCTGAACGTAGCACCAGCCGCACCAAGGCTGGTGCCGCCATTGAGGCCCGAGTATAGCGCGTGTACGTCGGTGTCCTTCTTGCGTGCCATGCCGGCACCAAGCTGCCTACCGACTATCGAGAAGACATTGTCCGCAGCCTGTCGAACTAGCTTGTCAGTGAGGATAACCTTAGCGCCAACCTCACTCGCAGTGAGGTCAACAGTGGTCATCCCAATGTCTTCCTCGTCAACGATGTCTTGACCATCAGAAAGGTCGGATATGGTCATCTGGCCTACCTTGGGAACGGTGACCTGCTTTGAGCCCTTTGGAAGGGTGAATTCCTCGATCAACGATATAGCAGGAGCGTTATGCTCCTCCGTATATCGACTAGCAGCAATTATGATTCGCTGCGCGTTTTCAAGATTTCCAGTTGTCGCGGTTTGTGCCATCCCTGTCTCCTTATCCTAGCTAAATCCAGCCGCTTTCTTGGCCGCCGCAACAGCTTGCGTAGACCTATCCCCTGAATTATACCTATCAATCCAACTGCTGTCATTTGATGCAACGTCAGGTGCGCCTTGGGAATTGTCGAACTGTTGGGGGGGGACTTGGCCCTGCCGCAGTCTAGCAAGTTCGTCCTGCTCGCCACGTCGTTCAGTAATACTCTTGGCTAGCTGCTCCATAACCTCGGGACTCTCTGCCTGCCTTAATACAGGTAAATCATCGACCCCTAGTTTGTATTGCCGGGCGAAATGCTCTGCCGCAATTATCTTACCAGCTTCATTCTGGTTATACTCTGACTGCTGCCTTATCAGGTTTGCTTGGGCCTGCTTCCCCTGAATGTGCTGCTGGGCAGCATAAGCGGCCTGCTCGGGCATATAGCCGTTGGCTTCAAGCTGATCCTTGAGTTTGGTACCTTCCTGCTGAAGCGCAGCCTTCATGCGAAGATTCTCAAGCTGTGCTGACTCTTGCTGGAGTCTCATCAACTCCTCACGAGACGGACCCTGCGGGGGGGCAGGAGCGGGAGCAGGAGCGGGAGCAGGAGCGGGAGCAGTCTCAGTAGTAGGCACAGACTCTACACTGGACGTAGGCGGTGCCTGCCCATCGACGGCCTCAGATACGTCGCCAGAGCCTACAACCTCGTTCGTAGGC